ATCCGTACTCGTTCTTAGGCAAAAGCCTCGCACTTATGTCGAGGTTCATCTTGCCGTCTAGGAATGTATTTGTCAGTTTCATTATTTAATCCATTTATCTTGACCTCTCATAGTCATAAGAAGCCTTCCCGGGTGCATATTGCTCATTCGTATCTTAGCGTTCCTAAGCGACGCCATCTTATCCTTCCTAGCTCTAGCTATAGCGTACTCTGGAACGTTAGATTTAGAGTTCAGTATAGCCCACCTAATGTAAGCGTACAGATACTCTTCGGCCATCTTGTTGACCATAATCATGTCGTCGTCGTCAGAGAGTCCGTCTGATATGTACTCTATCACGACATTCTTTCCAGAAGCTCCGGACGAGAAGTCTATAACTCCAGAAGCTTTGTTTACCGTAAACGTAGGAGCGTTACTAGCCTCTGAAGTGTTCAGTCCGTACCTTACCCAGTTCTGTGGGAAGTACCACTGATCGTTGATGAACCATCCCCAGTAGTTTAACGGACTCCACTCTAGTGGTAGGTTATTCAGAGCCTCCTGATTCAGTAGAGACTGAACCTCTATAGAGTCACCGTTAGAGTCGAATATAACGTCACCTGTACTGTCTTCTGCCACAGAGTACGCCCTGTTAGGACGCTGCGCTTCGAACATCTGCACGAGAGTTCCGTTAATATCTAGATACATCTTGACATACGCTACATAGTCTGGAGGCATCTTTACCTTAAGATTCTCTCCGACTTTAGTCTCGTAGTTCCTAGTCTCCCTAGCCGCGTCATAGTACAGTTCCTGTATCCCACGTTTCGCGTGGAACACTATGTTGTACCTGTTTGTGTTGTGCGATACTAAAGAGTCGTCTCCAGTATACATCAGGATGAAGTTGTTCACTATATCCTTCAGCTTTATATACTGGTAGCTACCCTCGTTCCCGTTGTAATATTGTTGATCCGTCATTATTGCTGCTGTTGTTGTCTAAGCTGTTCTTGATTTGATACATACTGTACAACCTGATCTTCTCTAATCTGAACGCCAGAGTACTCTAATATTTTTATCACTACCTTGTACAGTTCAGAGTACGCTATCTCAAAGTCTTGATACTGAGGAGACGAACCGTTAAATATGGCTATATCTCCTGACATAGTATACGTCCAGTTCGGGGTCTTTGGATACCTAATGTAATACAACTCTATCGGAGTCGATATGGTGCTAGGGTACACGTTAATGTGGTTACCGTGCATCACATAGTACGGATACCTTGTGGTAGGCGCCGTTAGGTTTGAGTTGAGAAGATAGTTAAGCTTCTGTTGCTCTACGTGCTGAACCTCGTTGCCGTTGTAGTATACCACGTTTACAAGATACCAGTCGTCTGGGAGGTTGTACGTAGTACTGGCAACCGAAGTTGACGTAGTCGCAGTGGCTGCAAGGTATCCAGTACCTGCGTTTGTTATAGCCACAGATATTACGTTTCCGAGAGCGTCTGTGGTGTACGTTCCTGTAGCCTGAGTACCACCGACTCCCGGAGCGCTTATTATTAAAGATGCTGTAGTGCTCGGAGGGTATCCACCTCCCGGATTGGTTATGTTTATAACGACAATAGATCCAGCGGCAACAGACACGTTGAACGTTGCAGGTTCTACAGACTTAGATATCAATACGTTAGACGTAAAGTAGTCTATAGTCTGATCCATCTGCTTCACAAGGTCTGCGTATCCTTCGTTTATCTGCCCAGCTTTGAGCTTGTTAACGTATTTATTATAGCGTTCAAAGTACTCCTCAAATATCTCCAATTGGGCCATATTTGCGTACTTATTGAACTCGTCAGGGGTTATGTACCCGTTACTATCTTTGCTTAGAATATAAAGCACAGCTTGCCTTACGTCGTCTATCATAGTCACAAAGGTACAAAAAAAAACCCCTCTAAACAGAGGGGCTTTGATAGGTCGCAGTAGTGTTTATGTAAGAGCTACTGTTAATGATCCTGCAACGGAAACCGCTGCGCTAAGGACATCCGGTTTAATTGTAGGATCGTTCATTGCTGAAATGGCAGATAGTACCGAATAATGCGCAGCATATGTTGCGTCAGCGGCACTAAAAGTTACGGTTACAGTTCCACCTCCCTTGTATGTAAGTGTAAGTACAGTCGTACTGGTCATTGCAGACTTTACTATATCGGTACATTCGGCATATGAAAAAACACCCGTAGTTGATGTTGGTAGTTTTATGAATTTACTCATCTTTTTTTTGTTTTTTTGTTAAGCTATTGTTGTTATTGCAGCTATTCCTGCTGGAGTTATTGCATACGCAGGGTTTGATGCAGGCTTATTGCTTTCCATAATTGCATCTAATATAATACCATGCTGTGCATACGTAGAATCTGCCGTCGTTAGCGTTATAGCTGTTGATGTTCCTGATATGTACTTTATTGTAATAACGCTAGTTGATGTAAAAACTATGCTTGCAATATTTTCACACGGAACTAACCTTGTACCTGAAGCCGGACTGCTAACTGTTAGTGATAAATTTTTTGCCATTTTGTTTTTTTTAATGGTTATTTTGTTTGTTTTTCAATCATCTTTAAAACCTCAATACCGTCATCGGTAGTCAGAAATGCAACAAGAGCAGACACAGCCTCTTCGCCAAACGGAATAGATATCAGTTTCTTTTTGTTATTCGGTAGGTTATAATAAATATCCCTTCCGCTGTTCTTTGTAACAAACAATCCACTAGATAACGCCTTTCCTGCAGTGCTGTAAAGCTTTAGTTGAGGGTCATCGACAGCTTCTAAGAACTCAGAAGGATTGTTTCTGGCGTAAACTAAAATATCCCTCTTAACTTCATCTGAAGTCATCTTGTCGACATTTACGTCTGTCATGACCCTTAACACAGCCTCAGCTGTATCTATATCAAGACCTCTAGCCATAATAAGGGCATCAACCTCCATATTAAGATTCTTAACCTCGTCTTTTGCCATTTTTTCAAAGTCAAGCTCCCTGTATATAACTCCGTTCCCGGGATGCATTTCCATAAATCGTTGAAGTACTGGGTTCGTCTTTGGAACCTCTAACACTCCATCTGTAAATGTAACGTGCTCTAGTATTGCGTTACCATCCTGCTCGTCCTCAAAGGGACTCTTCTGGTTTCTTGCATATCTAAGAGCCCTGTTCATACCCTTCTCTTCGTCAAACCACAAAAGTGGACTGTTTCTTGTATGTCTTGATGCCAGCATAAATGCTATCGGCGATGCCTCGTTTATTAATACGTAGGTCTTGTCTTTTAATTCCTGTTTCATTTTATTTGATTTTAAAGATTATAAAAGTAGGGGCCGAAGCCCCTACTCATTTTTCTAGTTCTTGAATAAGAAGAAGTTGTTAGCACCGAGTACACACAACGCACGCTCTGACAAGAAGTTAACCTTCATGTAGTCAGCGTCGCTCGTAGTAGCTCCACCAGCACCTCCTGTAATCCATGTCTTGTAGCGACGATCTTCAGTCTCGCTGGCACGATAACGAACGTGCAAGAACGGACGCTTGGCATTTTTGCCTAACACCTGATCGTACACGTTAGTCGAACCTGCTGGAACGAGAACACCGTTGATTCCACCTGCAACGATATCACCGCGCAATGTAGCGTCGTTCAGGTATTTCCAGTCTGTCTTGTAGAAATCATACCCACGACGGAAGCCTGTAAATCCAAGGTTCAACGCCATTTCTTTGTCGTTGTCGAATAATCCGAAGCTAGAACCACCAGCACCGTAGCTGTTTTGAGCTGCCAACATATCGTCGATGTCGAAGCTGAACTGACGGTTTAAGAAGATAGCATTCTCTTGGATTGCGCCTTGCTTGTCTAAACGTTGGATAATAGCGTCAAAGTCGTTTAATGTACTTGGGTTACCGCCACTCCATACGTTACCTCGATTTTCTACTTCATAAAACAAACCTTTTGTTCCAGCGGCAGTTGAAGCTGCAGAAGATCCAAGTACTGAGTTTGACGATGGCGATAAGTAACTTAACGCAGCAGAGCTTGCAGCTGCAGGCACGCCTTCTACCATTGACATCTCAAGGTAGTCTTCAAAGCGTAAACGAGTCTCGTGCTCTGACTTAATGTACCATAAGTACCCTGTAGCTCCGTTCTCTGTAGTTACTTCTACCCAACCAATCTGGGCCATATCAGAACCCGTAACTTGATAGTTATCTTTAATGATAATAGGCTTATTATCGAAATAGTTATCTTGAGCCTCTAAAGATCCTGCCATTCCGCTTGTTCCTTTTTGGAACTCAGAGCCATATACAAATGCAGTTACTGTTCCAGAGGAAAACGGATCACTTGTTGTGTTATTGTAGTAAGATACAGTAAATGCCGTTGATGTTGGATCTGCAGATATAACACCTTTTTGTGTAGTTCCGTTTGTTCCTGATAGAAACACGGTTTGATTTCTCCTAAATGCATGAGTTCCTGACGCAACAGTAAACACCTGAGTTCCTGAAGAATAACTACTAGGAGTCATTCCTGTGTACTTCATGTGCAAACGACCCTGCTCAGACCATTTGATCATGTCTGAGTTTGTAGGCATCTCTGCGCCTACCATACGTAGGAATGATGCGATAGAGCGGTTACCGTAGCGCTCAAATTCTTTTTCGTAAGTATCCGGTAAATACTGACTCAAGAAATTAAAATCCTTGATGTAGTTTGTTGAATCCGTGACCTTGGTCGCGGTTGGGGTTAAACCGTATGTAGGTGACCCCGATAATGATCCTGCCATTTTTTAAATGTTTTTGTTTGTTAACGATTTTTGTTACTTCTGATTCGGAGACCTGAACCTGTAGAATCGTCCATCGCAGAAACCTTAAATCCACCCTTGCTTATTGACTCGGCAGCAGACCTAACACCGCTCATGTCTATGTTTTTTATAGCTCGTGTTGAGTTTGAAACTTCGTCAGCGCGCCCTTGCTCGTAAAAATACTT